TTGGCAGTTGTTAGCTCTTCGAGGGCAACTTGAGCACGATGAGAACGGGGATCTAGTCCGTCGGCGTTCTTTGGTTTCGGTCGCTCGGCAGAATGGCAAGACCGTCGCGCTAAAGGCTTTCATCTTGTGGGCTTTGGTGAAGGAACCGATCCGACGGGGCAAGCCCGTCCTCGTGATCTCTACTGCTCACCAGTTAGATCTCGCTGTTGAAATCTTTGAGCAACTTGCTCCGCTACTTGAGGCCAAGTTCGGCGCGAAGGCTTACTGGTCTTACGGTCGTAACGAGGTTGTCATGCCTGATGAGTCGCGCTGGCTAGTTCAAGCTGCAACCCCGAAAGCGTTTCATGGTTTCTCGCCGACGTACATTGTGGCGGACGAAGTGTGGAACATCTCTTCGGACGTTCTCTTCAATGGCGCTTTGCCTTCTCAACGGGCAATGCAGTCTCCGCTTCTGTCTTGCTGGAGTACTGCTGGGACGGAGGACTCTCATGCAATGCTCAAGATGAGAGAAGAGGGCCTTCGCGCTATTGACGAAAAGAAGTTCTCCAAATTGTTCTTCGCCGAGTGGAGTGTTCCGCCAGGCGTGGATCCGCTTGAGGAAAAAGGATACTGGGCGATGGCTAACCCAGCGATCGGGTACACCTTGGATCCTGAGATCTTGGTTGATGAGTCCGAGCAAGTGGACAAAGCAGCCTTCATGAGAGCTTCGCTGAACTTGTGGATCTCTAGCGCTAACTCTTGGCTAAACCCTGGAGTCTTTGACAAGTTGGTTACTGCGACGATGCCAGATGGGGGCGTCCTCAGCGTGGACAGTTCAATCGACGAGTCTCTCTACTGCGGAATACGCGCACAGCTTAACGACGAAGGACAGATCGCTGTGACTGTCGAGTTTGTGACAGACACTCTTGGCGCTTGCTGGGAGAAGGTGCATGAGTCCGCCAAGACTTGCCGACAAATTGCGCTCACACCTTCGCTATTCCAAATGGCCCCGATGGATCTTGCTAATAAAAAAATAGACGTCGGGTATGGCGAACTTGTTACTCATACGAGCACGATCCGCCAGCTCATTACCGAGGGACGCCTTGTGCATACTGGCGAGCAGATGCTCCTTGAGCACGTCAATAGGGCGGTCGGCGTAAAAACACAGTCTGGCTACACGATCAGCAGCCAAAAAAGTAGTGGCCCGATTACTATGGCGAGGTGCATGATCTTCGCAGCTGCACTTGTAGCAAAGCCAACACAAAAGGCAAGAGCAGCCATCGCCTTCAGTAGGTGATCACTTTCTATCTTTTCTCGGAGTCCTTGCTTTTGTTACGCGCTGGGTAGAGACTCCGAGGGATGGCTTTCTTTGCTAAAAAAATCACCGCGCCAGCGTATGCGTCCGCCCCACTAGCGGCAGCATCTGGCGCGTCGCAGATAGGCCAGTTCTATTCGTACACCGTAGGGGCGTTCGAAGAAGCTGCACTATCTGTACCCACCATCACTCGAGCAGTCTCGCTTCTCTCGACGGTGGTGGGAACCCTCGACATGAAGTCCTACGTCCTTCAATGGAACGGCGAAGAGTACGAAAAAATCTATGTGGAGGGCGAGTCTTGGATGACACGGCCCGACCCTAAGGTCACTCGTAACTTCATCATGGCAAAAACCGCTCGAGACCTGATCCTCTACGGTCGCGCTTTTTGGGCGGTCACTTCTCGCTATAGCACAGGCTTCCCAGCGACTTTCCAATGGCTTCCAGCGAACATGGTGCAGACTCCGAGCAATGCTCCGCCCGAGTGGTTCGGCCCTGCTGATGAACTTGAGTTCAACGGTCTCCCACTTGATCCGAGCAACGTGATCCAGTTCCTCAATGGCAACCAGGGCGTCATCTATTCAGGCCGTCGCGCAATACAAATTTCTTTACGTCTGGACGCCTCAGCAGAGCGCTTTGCCACAAATGAGATAGCGGCGGGATATTTGAGGCAGCGTGGTGGCGAGCCTATGAGTGGCGAAGAGCTCGGAGAAATGGCTGCAGCCTGGGCATCTAATCGGCGCACAAATGCGATCGGCGCTCTCAACGAGTTTGTCGAGTTCATTGCCTTTGACCAAGACCCGAGCAAATTGCAGCTTGTCGAAGGGCGCGAGTATCAGACAAAAGAACTGTCTCGCCTTATGGACATTCCTGCCTACTTGCTGGCTATTGACCAGAGCGGTATGACTTACGCAAATGCACAGCAGGCTCGCCAGGATTTGCTGCTCTTCGGAGCGCGTCCCCTGCTTCATGCCATAGAGGAACGTCTCAGTATGGACGATGTGCTTCCTCGAGGACGCCATTGCCAGTTTGATCTTGATGAATACGTCGGTGAGTATGCGCCCGATATGGCAGAGCCAGTCATGCAAGAGCCAGAAGTCAATCCGCTATCCGACACAAACAATCTGGAGTAATCATGATCCAATTTCATGCAGACATAGATCTAATCATCGCCGAGGCAGGCGACGACAACCGCCCAGCGCGTATCGCAGGCATAGCCGTCCCCTGGGACGTTGTTGCAACTGTCTCAGGAGGTCAGCGCGTAAAGTTTCTACGTGGCGCGTTTGACCTAAATCAAAAACCAGCAAAACTGCTGGAGAACCATGACATGAGCCAACTTCGCGGAGTAGTCACTTCTATTTCCGATAGCGATGCAGGCCTTGAGTTTGAAGCAACGCTGGCGCGGACAAGAGCATCGGCAGACGTTGTTGCCTTGCTCCAGGCTGGCGCGTATGACTCAGTATCAGTCGGCGCTAATCCAGTCCAATTTAAGTTTGACAAAGCAGGAGTCATGATCGTGTCTAAGGCACAGATGATTGAGCTCTCACTTGTCGCGGTTCCTGCTTTTTCGGAAGCAGTAATCACAGAAATCGCAGCCTCGGCCGATCCTGAGGAAAGCGAAGAAGAAGAAGAAACCCTAGACACCCCTGAGGAGGAAAAAGTGTCAGAAGCAATCAAGGCCGAGTCAGTAGAGTCGGCAACAACCCCCACAAGTCCAATCCTTTACGCGCAAGCAAAGCAAGAGTTCAAACTTCCTTCGGCTGGCGAGTGGATCTCCGCACAGATGCAAGGTGGCGCTATCGCTGCCGAGTTTAACGCTCGAGTCCGCGCTGCAGCTCCAGACGTGACTACCGCTGATCTTGATGGCATCTTGCCATTGCCAATTTTGGCTCCGATCTATTCTGGGATCCAAGGCCTCCGCCCAGTCGTGGATGCAATCGGCGCACGCCAAATGCCACAAAGCGGCAAGGTGTTCATCGTTCCAAAAATCACGACTCACACTTCTATCGGTGGCCCACAAACACAGAACACCACAATCACCGCTGGACAATTCATTGTCGATGACATCCAAATCACAAAAGACATCTACGGCGGATACGTCGAAGTGTCCGAAGCCTCAATCGATTGGACTTCGCCAGAAGTCCTCCAGGGGCTCCTCGAGGATATGGGTAAAAAATACGCCCTTGCGACGGACAACGCAGCAGCCGACGCGCTTCTCGCTGGCACATCACAGACCACAGGCAACGTCGCAACGACAGACCCGACCGACTGGATCGCCAAGGTTTACGCTTGTGCAAACACCATCCTCATCTTTTCGTGTCTGGCGACGTTTTCGCGCAGCTAGGCCAGCTCAGCGGCACGGATGACAGGCCGTTATTTCCACAGGTCGGCCCGATGAACGCATTCGGCACAATGAACCCAGGTTCACGTGAAGCATTTGTCTTTGGTTTGCGCCTCGTAGTTGATACCAACTTCGCAGCAAAGACCACGATCGTAGGTGCAGCAGCTACTGGAGCCTTCCGTTGCTATGAGCAGCAGAAGGGCGCAATCAGCCTGGACAATCCATCTACGCTCTCTCGCACAATAGCCTTCAGAGGGTATTTTGCACCGAAGATGATTGACGCTAACCAGTTCATGAAAATCCCACAGGCCTAGTCCCCACTAAGCCACTCAGAAAGTTTGCACCATGGCAGTATTTGCAGTCACTCATCATCAGCGACTAGACGACTACGCCGTGGTGCAAACTCTTGAGGACACGGATATCGGTATCGGTCAAAGCATCGTTCTCGCAGGCTTAGGCCACAGCTTGAACGGCACTCACACCGTCTATGCGATCAACCCTTACTACTTTGAAGGCGTAGATGTTGAAGGCGATCTCATCTTTGACTACAACGTCTATATCGGTAACCAGGTCATTTTCTATGACGTGGGCGACGATCTGGAACGTAGTGCAGCAATCCCTAACGGGACGCTCACATGGACTCAGACCTGTCAATGGATCGTCGCAGCCGACGTTCTTGCCTGGCTCGGCATAAGTGTCGCAACCGCAAACGACACAGCCTTCGTTGGCTCATGCACGGATGCAGCTAACGCGTTCGCGTTTCGGCGACGGAAGGAAGCAGGTTATTTTGACTCGCTCACTACCGTCCCAGGCGCGGACGTTAAACTTGGGACAATTATGATCGCTGGATCGCTTTATCGTGAGCGTGGGAGCGTGGACTCCTTTGCCAGTTTTGAGGCAATGAACATTCCAGGATCCGTCGGGTCTATGGGACAGATCAACCGTCTCCTAGGCGTTAATCGGAGTCAAGTCGCGTGAGTGCATCTGGCATCTTTGCAAGCGCCCAGAGCACCCTTGTAGCCTCGCTCACGGGACTCGGGCTGGCAGTAGTCACCGATGCACGCAACGCTAGACCGATGACAGTCTTTGTCGAGCCTCCGACCTTTACTTGTTTTAACAGCAACATCGCCGAAATAACTTTCGGAGTGAGGATCCTCGCAGCGCCCCCAGGCAACAGCGACGCGAGCGACTACCTCATCACCACAGCCGACACGATCATGAACAGCGCGATCTCCCTCATCTCGGGGAGTCCTTCTGTCACGACAATCGGATCACAAGACATACCCTCATACGACCTTACGGTACGTGTGGGAACCTCTAGAAACCCATAGGAGAAATCATGGCAACAACCACTTACCTATCCCAGCCAAGCTCATTACTTTTGGCGACAGTTGATCTAACGGATCAGGCCTCGAGTATTAGTTTTACCCTAGGCAGTAACCCATTAACCAGCACAGCCTTCGGAGACCTCGGCGAGCGCATGGTTCCAGGATTACAGACAGTAGAAGGCACGCTCACTCTTTACGCTTCATACGGAGCAGGAGAAGTTGAAGCAACTCTTGCAGCTCAAGTCGGACTTGGCACGACCACCATTGTCGTCAAAAAGGACTCGGGCGCGATTAGTGCCAGCAATCCAGAATGGACGATCAGTAATACCATGATCGCAAACAACGCTTACGCCTACACCGTCGGAGAGCTTCAAGTATTTGAAGTGAGCTTCTCTGGAGGAACCTGGGTTCGCGACATAACCCCATAAACCAATTCCCTACCGTGCAAAGGAAACCCCATGAAACTATCCATCAAGATCAACACAGGAGAAGAAGATTACGTTGTCGAAACTAATCTTTTCCATCTTGTGCAGCTAGAGCGGAAATACAAAGTCAAAGCGTCCGACCTGGCAAACGGTATCTCTATTGAGATGCTCGGCTACCTCGCCCACGAAGCAGCCAAACAGCAAGGACATAATCCTCCAGTCGTTTTGGATGACTTCCTCAAAAAGTTAGTCAATCTTGAAGTTTTGGAAACAGAGTCAGCAAACCCCACACAAGGG